ATAGCTGGACTATCGCCCGCAGAGGTGTTGACTGTAACGCCTGAAGCGTGTCCAACACCCCCTCCTAGAACGACTCTGGTGGTATAAGCACCAGTTGAACTGCCCTTATCAACGGACTGGAATCCGTTCTCTGATCGTACTGGTCCTGAAAAAGTTGTATTAGCCATTGGTTTCTCCCTGTCGTGGCTAGTGTCTACCGTTTATCGGTAGTCAGGAAAAAAGAGGGGGCGGGAACGGTCCAAGTATAGAACCGTCCCCACCCACCACTCACTACGCTCCGGGTGAACCCCAGATCCCAAGGGGATCGGAGACACCAAAGCTGTACCGCTCGCGAGCCTTGTAGCGAACGTTTCCGGTATCGAAATCACCGTCCATGCTCGTTTCCAGTGCCACACGATTGAAGTGCTTCATGCCATTCGGAATGTCGGTAAGAAGGAACCACGCATCCGTATCCGTCAGATAGTGATTCACAACTGTTCCGCCAGGAACAACACCCATCGACCGTACAGCATTGATGTCATTGTCCGCAGTACCGGGACGAAGATCAGATTTCATCACCCGTGTCGCCACGAACTGCAAATCGGGCGGGATGACGAGCGTCTGGGGACGAGCAGCGATCATCAGGCCACGCTCATCGGTCCATTTGCCAATCTGAATTACAGCAGCCTCAAGAGAAGTCTCGTTGAGGTCAACGGCAGTTGCTGGACGGTTGGAGTTCTTGCCACCTGAAACAAGCGGGTGACCGTCACCACCAGTTACGCCATCACCTGACGCTGTGAAGAGATTTACACCGTCGCCGCTCGTATAAGCAGCAGTAAACCCATTGTTCAATGGAACAACAGCCTTAACCTGCTTGGTGTGAGCCATGGCGCGAGCCAAGGACTTGGTGTAACGAGCCGACAAGGAATCATAGAGATTGTCTTCCATGGCCTCTTCCGTAATGGCAAAGCCCATGGCGATAGTCTCATGATTGTAACGAGCCGTAAAGCTCTCCTGTGCGGCGTCATACGAAATCGCGTCACCCTCATCCTTCACGGGTGCAGCGTCGAAGCCCGAAAGCTTCACTTCTTCTTCAAAAGACCGATCCGAACTTTCCGTCTCGTAGATTTCAGAATGCTCATCGTCATAACGAGCATACTCCATCCCGAAGAGAGCGTTCAAGCCCGGAAGTAGTTCTTTTAGAAGTTGTGCGCGTGAAATAGCCATTGGTCAGGCTCCTATACGCCCGTGGCGTTCAAATAGGAATGATTAGAAGCTGACCCGCTAGACGCAGCGTTGAACTTCACGATAACATCTGGATAAGTATCACTCGCCGTCGTCCCCTTCGGGGGCAGGCTGCTAGGCCCGTCAACGAAATCGATGATACGAAGAGGCAGCGTGTTCGTTGTTGCTGGGGTGCTGCCATCAAGTGCGCTTTTGGACTTACCAAAAGTAGTATTACCTGCTGTTACGACAACAGATGCATTAAGTCCGCGATCCGTGGTGTTCAACGCCTCGTCGGCCTGCATCTGGAAAACGACAAAAGGATCGTCCAGCACATACGCCATCGCATCAGTGGCCGCATTCGATGCGGGCCAAAAATTTGAAAACGTTTTCTGGCTGGTCGTAGGGTCCGTATAAGAGCAACCCAAGAAGATTCCGACTGTGGTCAGTGCAGTGGTACCAGCATCCTTCGCGATGGTACCATCTGCCGCGACCTTAACGAAATCACCATTAGAGATCTGTGTGCCGTAAGTGGTGATAATCGGCAGATTTCTAGTCTTGCTGGTGAACGACCCGGAAGCACTAAGAGTGCCGATGGGTCTGGCCCCGTATGGGGCTGCTGTAGTAGCCATATATACCTCTGAATGTCAGTTAAGCAGCATTCAGCGAGTTCCCTTGCCAAATGCTACACGGGTTTTACGATCAGGCGCGAGAACAGGCATCCGTGGATCGCTCTCGCGCATGTAATTGTTGTCAACTGCTTGCATCTGCGATTCGGCGTGATTCCTGTAATAGGCACGCCTTTGTTCCACCAACTCATCTGGTGCCTTGCAGAGCAATAATCCACCAACCTCAATACCACCCTTCTCTCCCCATTCCGACTTATGATCGCTCATAATCTGAAGTTCAGGGTGATCTTCGGAACGAACCGGCTCCCATCCTTCACGAAAACGCTTTGATACATTCGTGTTGTCTGGACTGCCTACCATAGAAGTTCGTATCCATCTGAACACCCATCCGTCCTGCGGCTCTGGGTCTGGAAGTATGGAAGCGGGTTCCCAAGGTTGTTCCCGAATTTCCTTTTCACGGCTTTCGAGTTCCCTTGGTTTCCGTGGAGCGCGTTCTTTAGCCATTAGACCATCTCCTTCATTACCTGGGCAGCATATTGCTGAGGAGTAAGTCCCAAGCGTTTCGCGAGCTTGACTTGGGTCTCCGTCAATCTGACGGTGCGTGGTGTGGCTCCGCTATTTCTAGAAGCAGACGCTACCACGGATTTTTTTTGAGGCGGTGCAGTGTCAACAACCATCGTAGAACTGGTGCGCTGGCCATTATCACCGAATTGCGTAGGAAAGACTTCTTTCATACGAGAATCAATCAATTCATAATATTGTTCAGACTCTGGGTCAATACCTTCCTCTCCAACCAACCTTTCGTGTACACCATAAGCAAAGCTGGTCATTTCCTTATCAGCGCCAAACCAGGAATTGCGATCTTGCCACTCCATCGCCTTCGCATCTGGCTGAATCGGCTCTGGAACATACTGTTGTTGCTGGCTCGCAATCTGTTGGTCCTCCGCCATCACCTGTTGCTTCCAATTATCTATAATTTTTTGCGAAACCGCAGGAGCATAGGCTTGGGAAAGCTGTGCATTGGTCAAATGCTGCTGTGCAATGGTGATTTGTTCGCTATCACCCGATTCATGCGCTCTTTTGAAGTTTTCTTGGGCAATTGTGAGTGAAGCGTCTGCCCGATTCCTACTTTGCTCCGTCAAAGCGGTTTGAGAGTCCTGAATAAGCTTCAAAAGCCGCTGATTTTCAACTTGAAGGTTCTGTGTGTAGTTGACAGCCTCATTTGCAAGGCGATCTGACGCTTCTTTGGCCCTACGCTCTTCGTGGTACTCCCATTTCAGCTTTTTTATGCGTTTTTGGGCGCGATTTCCTAATTGTCCAAGCTCTTCGTCCGATGCAGAGCCGTCATCGTCGGCCACTGCCTCCGAAGAATCCCTTTGGTCGTCTGCTGGGCGGTCATCCACGACTTCGACGTTGACCTCACCGTCAGCACCCGTATCTGCGTCCGTAGGGGGCTCAATCGTGGTCCTGACGCCCAAAAACTTGTCTTCTTCGCTCATTCTTCCGGTTTCATCACTCATTTTAGGCTCTCTCCACGCCTCTGGGGTCTTCTACGACCGCTTCTACGGTGTCATCGTTGATTAAGCGGAACTCCCTACCGTGGATTTTTAGTCTAGTACCGCTAAATGCCCGAAAAACTACCCAGTCGCCCACCTGACAATACGGCCCATTGGGAAACCTGCCGTAATTGACATAAGCGTCTGGTCCCATGGACATAACCCACCCCACAACAGTGGCAATGGACTCCTGATGTTGGGATTCAACAGACTTGATGATGCCACCTTCGGTGGCTTCCTCTATTTCTGGGAGTGCAATTAGAAGTTTGTAGCCCTTTGGCTCCGGTAATTGCGATGCATAACGTGGATCTTTTTCTTCAAGAACTTCTGCTGCGAGCGTAGCCACTTGGACCTCTCGTTTTTTGCGCCCATAAGGCGATTAATTAGTATAACTACCCTGTATCAAATCTATACAGCATGGTACTAACGTGAATAAGACTAAAACTCTCTGAGTCGATCCTCTATATCCAAAATCTCCCGTTCAGCCCACGCCAATCCTTCGATGATCCCGCACATCTTACGATACTCTTCAATGTTTTGTGCCGAACCAATCGAAATCGAATCGGCTATATCGTTCATCTGATCCCTCAATTTCTTTTTAAGCAACGAGAGAACATCATCACCATCACTCATCCTTATTTTTCTCCGACATCTGCAAGCCAAACTTCACGCCTTCGATCTCCTGTTCAGCGTCGAACCTTTCCTGTTCTAACTTGAGTTTCACGGCTTCAGCTTCCTGTTTGGCCTTGAACCTTTCTTGTTCCAATCCAACCTTAGCGCCCTCAGTCTCTTGTTCGGCGTCGAACTGTTCTTGATCAATCTGGGATTTGAGTAACATTTCCTGGCGCTCTTGTTCTAACGCAGCAGCATCGGAGCGTTCCTTGGAAGCGATCTTCTCGCGCTCAATCTGATTCTTCTCCTGACCTGACTGCTGTGTGACCGCAAGCTTATGTTGATCCAACTGCGACTTAGCTTGATCCGCTTGCGCTCGACGCTGGACATCCTGCCTTCTGATCTCCAATTCTTTTTCACGCTGCTGCACGATAGGATCTTTTTGCGTCTGCGCGTCCTTCTCTGCTTTCGCTTTGGCCTTTTTCTTGCCCAGCATCTGGTCAGCCGCATCGGCAACCAATACACTAAGCCGCTTCTCGACATCTTGAGGCAACGGCTGATTCGTCGGAGGAAGCGGAACGCCAAGCTCTTCTTCGATTTGATCGCGGAAGATAAATGCTAAGTGTTCGCGGATGTGGGCATCTAGGGCAGAATTAATCGCACTGCCCATTTGGTTGTTCTTCATCTGCTCCCTGATCTGCGGATCATTCTTGAGCACCATATGCACCCTCATGTGTGCTTCATGGTCTTGGTACTCAAACGCCTTGACAGGCTTCATCGTCAGAACGTCTTCATTCTCGCTGACCGGGTCCGTAGGACGTGCTTCATCCGGTTTCGGGACAATCTTGTCCGCGTTCGGGATGCCAATCAAATCCATCATCTCACGATGGAGAAGAGGCAGGTCATACAAACCGGGCGATTGTTGTGCCAACTGCATGGCCGCTTGGTATTGCATAATCCGTTGAGCCATCGTCGCCGCGTTGGGGTCCGAAACGGGGACAATGTCGATGCGGTCATCGAAATCTTGAACCTTGATCCCCTCTCCCTCTTCAGTTTCATAAGGATAATCCGGTGACGTATAGTCGCGGATGATCCCAACAAGGATTTTATATTCTTGTTTGAGGCTCGCATGAATACGAGCCTGGATAGCAGACTGCACCTTCATCGCTCTTTCAAGGATGGCAAGTGTCGTACCGACAGGTGCATCCTGATTCATATCCGCTACTTTGAGATCAGCCATCGACGCAAAGCGTCTGCCTTCCTCCACGATGTTGCCCAACAACTGATAAAGGACCGAAGAAGGTTCTTTGTAAGGAAGAAAGGTGATGTTGTCCCTGATAACGCCACCAGGGACATCAACGTCCCTAAATTCTCCGGGCATGATTGGCGTGTCGTCACCTTTGATCCTGAGTCCACGGGTCTTCAATCCCCCAGGTAAATTAGATAAGGTGCCCGCATCAACGAGTTGACGCAGCAAGCTCGTCGCTGATTTTGCGAGCCCACCGATCATGTGGATCAGGCCAAGGTTATAGAATCCAATGCCGGGAACATATCCGTAATGAACGAAATGTTGTTTCTTGACCCTGTGTGGATCTTCTTCCGCCCAGTTCCTGTAAATCGATAGAACCGTAGAACTGCTCTTGTCGATGGTGATGACATAAGGCAATGCCACCCCATCGGGATCTTCAAATCCCGGTATATCTATATCACAATGCATCTCAAGAAGCTGATGCCGTTCGTTGTTATCCCCCGAAGGGCTAACGCCACCGATCTCATTGAATTTGCTTGTGATTGGGTTTTCTTCGATATACGATGTCGTCAATTCAATATCACGATAGAACCCACTGACCTGAAGCTTTCTCACCTGATTCGTGCTTCGGTTCATGACATGGGTATAACGCTCTGCTTGCTCTAGTTCGGATTCGTTGTACGAGACTACGAAATCCTCTGCCGGGACAAACATCGAAGTCGGTCTGCCCAACGAAGGATCAAAATAGATTTTGCGGAACGCTGATCCGGCAAGAGGTAGACTGAACAGCAGCTTTTCGGTTTCAGACCGATATTCGGTCATCACTTCGATAAGCTGGTAGTTCATGTAATCTTGAACACGCTTCGCTTGCTTCTCGCGGTCATCGGTCAGGACACCCCAAATCTGTGTTTTGACCGGACCCTTCGCTGGCATGATTTCTTGGATCGTCTGTGCCTGGAATCGCACGACGGCTTCGGAGAGCATCGGGTGGAACACACCGCAAGCTCCAGCCCACGGGGTGGTACGATCCTCAATTTCCAAGCCTAGCTGGTCAAGGCCCTCTTTGTAGGTGGACTCCCAAGCGGAACGACTGCTCTTATCGGAATTAAACATCGATATGCAATCGTTTGCCAATGTACGAAGATCTTTGTCATCGACATGTTCAGCGAGATTGGAATCGAATTCTTCGGTTCCGGCACCCATGAGATCTGCCATGGGATTAAAATCGATTTCAACGCCGCCATCTTCCAATTCGGTGACAAAAGAGTCGCCAATAGGCATCTCTTCTTCAGCCACGATAAGCCCTTCTGGACCCATATCGAAATCGTCTTGGTCAAGTAACCCACCAAGGGGTTTGTCTATCGCCATTTAATCACTCTGTTGGAGTGCCATGAGTCTAGCATGGTCAAGCGAGCTTTCCAAGATCATCCGCAACTTTATGTTTAGTAATAATCTGCCTTGCGACTAGGCAGCAGATCATTCCATGGATCGTCGCTGTCCAGACTTATGAAGCCGCCCTGCCTGAACCGGATCAACGCTTGTGTCGAGGAATCGACTAGATCATCATGATCGCCAAACGGAAAAGATGCAAATTGCTCTATCACTTCTTCGGCCCAACGGGTTTTCGGGGCGTAGACGTGCCCACTGAAAAAGAGGTCTGATACCGCGTTTACCCTGGCAACTTTATCCTTGCCTCTGCCAGGCGTGTATTCGGAAACGGGAATCCCTATCCTGCGAAGCTCAAAGATCAACGGGCTACCTGCCGCTTTCGCTTCCACGATAAAAGCGTCGGGCTTGTATTCCTTGTACATCTCATACGCACGAATTTTCAGGTCGGGAAATTCCAGACGTTCTTGGAGTGCATCAAGAAGAACAATCTTGACCTCATTGTCTTCGGTATGGAATACCCCCCACGTCGTACAAGCACTGTAGTCGGCAGTCTCTTTCGCAAGAAACGCCGTGTCCCATGACTGGATCACGAAGTCGCAATGTGGTGGTTTCTTCTCTTTCCATTCTCTCCACCATTCACGTTTGATGATCGCGCCTTCTTCCGAAGTCGGGTCTTGTTGATACTGGGCACTCCACTTCGGGACCGGGAGTTCCGCTCTGAGAGATTCAAGTTGCTCTAATGGCCAAAAGCCGGGCCACAACGGTTTGCCGCTAGGAAGGATCGCGGGCAGTTCGATGATCTCCCATTCGTCGGCACCACCCCTTTGGATGGAAGCCTTGAGAATCTGACCCGTCAGATCCTTCTTCGACCAACGGGTCATCACCAAACAAATCGCGCCACCCGGTTGTAAACGCTGACGCGGACCAGAAGTGTACCACTCATACGTCTTGTTGTAGACATCAGGATCATTCAATGCCGCTTCCTGCTCTGAGTGCGGGTCATCAACTATCAGGATGTCCGCGCCTTTACCAGTTACCGCACCGCCAACTCCGATAGCAAAGTAATCGCCACCCTTGTTAGTGTTCCAACGGCCCGCAGCTTTCGAGTCCGCACTCAACGCGACACCGGGAAACATCATCGCATATTCGGCAGAGCCCACAAGGTTACGAACCTTGCGTCCAAAGCCAACAGCTAATTCCGCAGTATGTGCCGTTTGAATCACTTTGCGATCAGGAAACTTTCCTAGATACCAAGCAGGGAACAGATGCGATGCGAATTCGGATTTGGTATGGCGTGGAGGCATGTTGATGATCAAACGCTTTAACTCGCCGCTTGCGATGCGATTGAATGCATCTGCCATCACACGATGATGATTGCCCTCTATGAACGCAGGCCAAGCTTCCTTCACAAACGATAAGAAATCACCGTTCGCTTCTTCCCTGATACGAGCGTTCGATAACTCGTCTAGTAATTCTAGAATCTCTCGCTGTCTCTCAGCGGGCAATGAACCGATCTGACTCTGTATCGTAGTAATATCCATTTTCAAAAATTATATAAAAATTTTCCGCAGGAAAAGGGGGGGGCCTAATCCTGAGAAAATACCCCCCCCCATATTCCCTTATACTAGTACTAGTATATACCAGCTAGATTAAACCAGACCAGATATATACCAAACTCAAAAAACCTAGATTATACCAGCTAGATTA